GGTCATCGCTCGACGACAGCCAGTAGGCGGTGATGTCCGTCCATGTGGGCGTGCCACCCAACGGGGTTCCGGAGAAGTCGGCCTGGATCTTGTGCGTGACCGCACCGGAAGATGGCACCCGACCCTCCCTAAATGTTTTCCGTATCTCTGGCGGGATGGCACCGGTCGCGCGTACCGTCTTATTCATGCGTTACACGGGGACAGCCGTCATGGCGGCTGTGATCATCGGTTTGGGAGCGGTCCCAGCGGAGGCGTCACAGATCGTCTGTATTCGCGCTGGGGACTGCCCGGCAATGATTCACGTGCGGTTCATCACCGCGACCGCCGAAGCGGTGCATGGCACGGACGGTTTGCTCGCTGCTGGTTGGCGCTGTCGGCATGTGACGGGTCGTGTTTGGACGTGCACGCGGCGACGTCACTTCGCTGCGTCGTAAGACGGTCGCGGCGTCCCTAGAGTTTGATGCCCTTGGCTTCGAGCCGCCGCAGTTCGCGGACGATCTCCCGGCCGTCCTCATCGGTGAGCTTCATCCGGCCCTTCGCATCGACCGTGATCGTCACGTTCCGTGCGACGTCGTGCGCCGCGAGGCGTTCGATGGCGTGCAAGATCCGCTCCAACCGGTGCAGCGTGCGAGTCTGGTCGCGCACCTCCGCACGGTCGTGCGCCAGCCGACCCGCATAGGCCGCACCCTCAACTGTCGACGCGGCAGCACCAGACGCCCGCGCGATCTGCGCCTGCGCAGCGTTCAACGCCCCGATCTGACCGGAACCAAGCAACTGACGGAGGATCTGATCGCCCTGTGCAGCGCCCATGTTCGCGATCTGCATCAGGTCCGTCGAGTTCAGCCCCAGCTTTCGGGCAGCCGCGAGGTCCGTCGCGAACTGCTGCAACGCCGCGACGCTGCCTTGCGCGAAGCCCGCGACGTTCCCGAGGATCGTATTGCCGTTCGCGTCGGTCGTGAACGCACCCGACAAGTCCGCCGCGCCCGCGATCGTTCCCGCCAGCGACGCCGTGTCCGAGCGGCGCGACGCCAAGTCCTGCCGCAGCCGTGACTGCGCCGCCTTGAGCACGCCCTTCTGCCGGTCAAGCACCGACAACATCCGGCCCTGGAAGGCGTTGAGCGCGTTCTCGACGTCAGTGCCAAGAAGGTTCTTCAATCGTCCGGCTTCACCCGTCCAGCCACCCATCAGCCCCTCAGCGAGGATCCGGCCGACGGACTTTGTAGCGACCCGGACGGCCGCAACCTTGTCGGTCATGCCGTGAATGAGGCCCTGGATGATCGCTTGGCCTGCTGGGCGCAGCATCACCTTGTCGTACTCGAGCGGACCCTTCCAACTGATGATCTTCTTGCCGAGGTCGGTCAGGACGTTCTTCACGCCGCCGACAGCCCCGGTGATCCCGTCAATTAGGCCCTTGACGACGTCCCTGCCTGCCTGGAGCAGTAGCGTCGCCGCACCGTGCGCGAAGTCGGTGACGATCGCGTTGACGCCGTGGAAGGCGTCCGCGACGAGCTTCTTGACGTCGGCCCACGCCTTACCCCAGTGCCCGGTGATCAGGTCGAGGATCACGCCGATGGTGTCGAGAATGACCCGCATCTCAGTCTTGATCACGTCACCGATAACGTGCCAGGCGGTGCGCACGACGTTCTCCACGATGTGCCAAGCGGTGCGGAACACGTCAGCGACGACCCGCAGCGCGGGACGGACAATGTCGAGGACGACACGAATCTCCGTGCCGATGACCGTCGAGATCGCCTTCCACACGGCGCGCGTGACCTGACGGATCTCCTGCGAATGGGACCGCCAGAACGCCGAGAAGTCCGCGAACCTCGCCTGCACGTAGGCGAGCGGGCCGTTCGCGAACGCCTCCCACACCGCAGACAGGGCATGAAACACGGCCAGACCGGCAGCCCGCATCCCCTGCCAGATGTCGACTGCGACCCGCCCAGTGGTCTGCACGATGTTGCGGAACGTCTCGGAATGCTTGTAGAGCTCGATCACGCCTACCGTGATCGCGGTGATGCCGGCGATAACCGCGACAGGACCGCCAAACGCGACCATCAGCGCCGCCCCGACCAGCCCAAGACCGATCGCGAGCGGCTTCGTCCAGGACGAGTTCTCTTCAAGCCAGTGCGCGAACTTCGACAGGTCCGGGATCGCGGTGCTGGCGATCCAGTCCATCATCTTCGTCGCCGTCGGCAGCAGTTTCGTGCCGAGCGACACCATCAGAGACTCAGCCGCAGCTTTCGCCGAGTCCAGCGCGTAGCCAAACGTCTTCGTGTACGACGTCCACGACGCACCGAACCCGACGCCGCCCTTGGAGACTTCCTCGAGCTTGCCGTGGTAACGCTCGAGCTGGTTGAGCAGCGTCGACAGGCCGATCTGCGGGCCACGCTTGCCGAACATTTCCGCGAGCTTCGGACCCATCTCGCTCGCCGTGATGCCGTTCTTGCGCATCAGCCGCTCGAGCGTGTCCAACGCCTCCGTCAGACCGCCCTCGTGGAGCTGCTTAGCGAGGTTACCGCTGTGGATACCCCACGCCTTCAACTGCTCCTGACCGGCGTGCAACGGGTCAGCGAGCGCGGTGATGGACATGCGCAACTGGCTACCGGCGAGAGCGCCGCGCATGTTGTTGTCGCCGAACACCGCGAGGGCCGCGCCGGCCTGCTGGATGGAGACACCGAAACCCTTGAATGTCGAGCCGAGCGGGCCGAGCGCGTCGGCGAGATCCTGCATCATCATGTCGCCCGCGCCGACGGTGGAGTTCAGGACGCCCATCGCCTGCGAGTAGTTCTTGACGCCCTTGAGGTTCGACACGATCACCGCGTCGAGGGTGTTGGTGACGTCGACGAGGTCCGCCCCGCCGAGCTTCGCGCCCTCCGAGGCGATCTTCAGCACTTGGAGCTGCTGAGCCGTCGTCATGGAGTGCTGACCGACCGACGCGATGTGGTACGCCGCCTGAGCGAGCACGTTCGGCGTCGTCGCAACCGAGCCGGACATGTCGAGGATGCCCGCGCTGAACTTCGCGACGGCAGCGTTCGACACGTTCGCCTGCGTATGCAGGCGGGTCATCGACGTCTGAAACTTCGCCGCCATGTCCACCGATGCGGCAGCGACCGCGCCAGCAGCCACGGTGATCCCGAGCATGGCTTTCGATGCCATCGACCCGGTGCGCGACGACTTCGACGCCATCCGGTCGAACTCCGCGCCCGCGCCAGCGTCGACCCCGAGGAAGCGGAACAGGAGGTCTTGGCTCATCGCCGCCATCAGCGGAACCCAGCCTCTAGCGCAGCCTCACGCATCGCCGCTACGCATGCCGCTGTCACTTCCGGACGCATCGCCTCAAGCGGACGAGTGAAGAAGCCCGGCTGGACGTTCGTAACCGCCCAGACCTTCGTGTTGCCGTAGACGGGGTGCCGCACCACGCCTTCGTTGATCTTCTTCAGGTCGTGGCCGGTCTTCCGCATCCGTAGCGTCACGCCCGCCGAGCGCACGCCGGAGGTAACAGATGTCTTGATGACGGACTCGGCGACCCACTCGTTCAGGCCACCCTCGCGGGGCAGGCTCGCCATCGCAGAAGCACGCACCCGCTCAGCCGCGGGCGCCGTCGCCAGCCGGATGTTGCGGTACATGCGGCGTTGCAGGCCAACCTGCCCCGTCGCCCGCAGCCGGACCGCTACCTCGCGGAGTTCCGCCGCTCCCGCTTCCAACGCCATCGGAACCCCCTTGCTTCTCGTGGACGAGGTTGTCGATGGCTTCTAGCCAGTCGATGAGAGCGGCCGGGACGGGGTCGTAGCCCTGCTCGGTGAGAGACACGCCCATCTTCAGCAGGCGGTAGACGCTGAACTGCCAGGGAAGCGGACCCCCCGGAGCGAGACCTTCTAGAGCGCGGCCGACTCGTCCGAGGGCTCGATAGGGGACTCGGGGTCCGGGTCGACGTCGAAGTTCGGGATCAGGTCATCCCGGTACTTCGCAGCGACCTCGACCAGCGCCTCGAAGTCCTTCGGCGGCAGATCCTCGAGCGCATCGCGGGTCACCGGCGCTGAGAACGACCAGGACTCGATGAGCGTCACGGTCGACGTTGTCGCGAGATCCCCGAGAAGGTCCAGTTGCTCGTCTGACAGCTCCGCTTGCCGCACAGGGGACGGCAGGGACGGCTCGAACGACTCCAGGTCGAACTCTGCGCCCGCATCCGCCGCAGCCTTCTGCGCGGCGGTGAGCTCTCGCATCACCCGCATCTGGTAGCGGACGAGGGACTGGAGGTCGGAGTCGAAACCGAGCCGCATCTGGATCCGCTGGAGCGGCTTGCGCATCTTGACAGTGATCGTCTCCGGGTCGCGAAGGATCGCGTGGTTGCCGGAGGGAAGGTCAACCCGCTCGAACTCACTCATGTGACTGGCCCCCGGCCTTTAGAAAGCGGCACTTGTGGTGTTGATCAAGGTCGATTTGATCGGCGAATAGCCGGTACCAGCCGTGTTGGCGTCCGACGTGTTCGCGACAGCGGTGAAGTCGACGCTGATCTCCATCCAGCCGTTCCCGCCGCGTGACACCGGAGCCTTCGTGAACAAGCCGTTAGTGCAGTGCAGGTTGAGCGAATCCGCGCCGTTCGTGTAGGTGACGTCCACAGCCGTCGCGGTGCCGTTCAGCATCGGCGTGAGGAACGTGTCGTCGTTGTAGATCACCGTCATGGAGCCGGTGACCGTGACCGACCCAGCCCAAATCTGCGTGGGCGAGGCCGAGTTGTTGACGGCGGTGATCGGGTTCACCGACCGGGCGATCGTCAACGTCATGTTCTCGACGAGCGTCGTCGACGCTCCGCCGAGAGTGACCGCGCCCTTGTAGCCCTGGATCGCGGTCTTCGCGGAGAACGTCTGCGACGGCTTGGTGGTCGTCGCAGACGCGAGGCCGGTGCCCTGCACGGAAGCGCGGAGCAGGCCGGAGGCGTCCATCGTGAACTGCAACTGGCTGAACATGAAGCCGGGGAACTGGCGGGTGTTGAAGCCGTTGTAGTCCGACACGGTGAAGCTCGGCGGCTGGAACGTACCGGTGTTCAGTGTGGAGAACACGTGCGTGTACGGGCCGGCGCCGGAAAGGTCTTCCGCGCCGAGGATGCCCTTGAGCGGCACACCGATGGTGTCCATGTAGACCGGGCACTCGTAGGCGTAGGTCGACCAGCCCTGTGTCGGGAACTGGCCGTAGGAGTCCACGGCAGAGCCGCGCATCGCCGTGTCGGGGGTGTAGTTCTTCACGTCCTCCGGCGTCAGCGTGTTCGCCGGAGTGAACAGCGTCGCCGCGACAGGAGTGCCGTAGGTCGTTTCCTTCGCGGTCCCGACGAACGACGGGTAAGTGGAGACAGCCATGACTCAGGACTCCTCGGTGGCGGGTGCCTCGGGCACCACGTGGTCGTCGGACGGTTCCGGGTCGAGCACGTCGACCTTCTTGCTCGAGCGGGCCTTCTTCGCTGCCGCCGGGGTCTTCCAGACCTCCGAGTCGGGTGCCTCGTCGAACTCGACCTCGTCGCCGGGCTTCACCCACTGGCCGAGGTCCGGGACGTAAACCTCGTCGTCGCCGGTGAAGATGCGGGTCACCATTTCGGGCTCCTAGTTAGGTCGTGACGTCGGTGCAGAGGACGGTGAAGGAGATGAAGTACCGCCGACCCGTCTCGGCGGCAGAGCCGACACGTGACGGCGAGCATTCAGCGGCTGTGGTGAGCGCCATCCCGCCCGAGATCAAGCCGCCAGCCGAGGGGTCGGCGAGCAGCACGTTGTTGAAGGCGTTGAAGATCGCCTCGGCCTGATCGCGGGCTTGCTTCTGCGTGCCGGCGATCCGCACGTCGATGAAGCACGGGATGTCAGCGGCTTCCGACAGGTTCATCGGCAGCCCGAGCGTCAGGGCTTGGCGGTTGACCACGGTCGGGCGCGTCACCGCGCCCTCTTCCGGTTCGGCGAGACCGATGACGAACATGCCGTCCGCTCGCGAGTCGTAAGGGCCGTCGGAAACCAGCACGGGGTCGCCGTTGACCGTCATGTTCGCCACGGCGGCCTTCGCCTGCGTCACCAGGTAGTCGACGATCGGGCCGAGAGCGAGACTCACGTCGGGATCTGGTCGAAGTCACCGAACGTCGTCACGCCCGTGTCCCACCAGGGGAGCTGCGTGCCAGCGTTCGCCGGGGTCGTGTCGATCGTGAACGCCCCACCCGAGCCTGCCAGCCTGCGCAGAGTGGCGCGGTTCTCCTGCGTCAGGTAGAGGCCGCGCCCGACAGTGCCCGGTGTCGAGTCGGAGTACGGGCCGAGGCCCTCCTCGTAGGTGAGCAGGCCGGAACTTGTCGTCGGGTTGGAGAACGCGCGCTCCGCGACGTCGAGGATCACCGCCTCCGCGCCGGGTGGCAGGGGAGTGATGATCGACTCGCACAGCGTTCGCGCCTGGTCGAGGATGAACTGCGCGCGAGTGACCTGCGACGTGACGCTCAGCAGCGCCGTGTTGCCGAGGTACGTCGCCAGGTCCGAGACGGTGACGTTCGCCGTGTGCTGGTACTTCGCCAGGTAGGTGTACGAGCCGTCCTGCGACGTCGCGACAGCTCCGGTGGCGAGCCACTCGAAGTCGTAGGTTCCGGCCGGGTCATTCACCACGGCGGTGAACACCCCGGTCGAGACGTGGGTGATCGCGCCGTCCGGTGGCCAGGTGAAGACGCGCTCAGTGCCGTCCGGCGACCGGATCGACAGCGTCACGGTCGTCGGATCGGCCGGGATCGTGTTCGCAGCGTCACTGAACGTGCGGAACGTCAGGGTGAGCGGCTGACCGTTGGTCGCAGCGGGCATAGCGGCCTCCTGTCAGCGGTGACGGGTGCGGGATGCAGGACGACATAGACGGACGGCAGAAAGACGCCCCATGAGGACCGCCCTGGATCGCCTTAGCGGGGGAAGCACGATGCGGGGCGCCCGCATGGACACCCCGCACCCGTCGTTGCTTCAGTCCGAGTCGGACTTCTTCGCAGCCGTTTTCTTGGCCGCTTGCTTCTTCGGGGCGACGTCGGCGGGGTCGTCGACCCACACCTGATCGCCGGCCTTGCCGAACGGGCCGTCCTCTTCGAGGGTGACGAGCTCCGGCATCAGGAACCGGCCGCGTGGGTGTAACTCACGAACGCGCCGAGATCGTTGACCGCGAAGGAGTACCACGTCTCGATGAGCAGAATGACGAGGTTCTCTTGCAAGGCGAAGTGCGTCGTGCCCTGCGCGTCGACGTAGCCGCCTTCGTTGCTCACACGCATAGTGATGCCGCCCGCGATGCCCCATGCGCACTGCGACCAGTCGCCACCGACGGCCCGCAAGCCGGAGTCGGTGGAAGGGGTCTGAGCGACCGTCACCGACGGGTTCGTGCCGCCCGTCAGCCCGGAGCCGTCCGCGTAGATCGGAGCGGAGGCGCCACCCGCGAGGAACGTCACGGTGTAGGGACCGCCCGCGCCACCAGTCACTGTCGCAGCACCGGCCGGAGAACCGCCGAAGCCATAAACGTTTGTGTTCAGCGCCTGGATCGCTGACTGAACGGTCGCCGCAGTTGCGTTGAAGGCGATGGCAGCAGTCGAGGAGCCGCCGATGATGAGCTTGAACGTGCCACCGGTCGGGACACCGTTGATCGTGACCACCTGCGCGGCGTCGCCCGAGCGGTACAGGCGCCCGGAAACGCCCGGGTTGAAGGCGGCCGGCAGATTGATCAGCGTCGCCATGCTCGACGGGCCGTTGGCGTTGAACGATGAGTCGACGAAGAACGGCCGCCCATTGGCGTCCACGCTCGTCGCCAGCTCCGGCTTGAGCCGAGGATCCGCGGCGAAGCCGGTCACGTCGTAGCCCGCCGTCGGAGCGTTGACCACCTTGCTGACGCCATTCCACAGGTCGGTGTACATGCCGCCCTGTGCCGATGTTGCCGTGCCGAGTGCGACTGTGTTCGGCGTTGCCGCGAGGCCGGTGCCGAACGGTCCGACGCCGCCCGAACGCAGGTCGATGTTGTGAATGGCCGCTGCGTCAAATGAGCGCGAGAGTCCAGTCGGAAGATCCCGCTCGAGCATGTCATACAGCCCGGCCGGGTTCTTCCGCCAGAGTTCCTCCGACACAGGGAGAAGCAGTGCGAGCTTCTTCGGGGTCAGCACCTTCGCGCCAACGCCGCCTCCGCCGACGGGCTTCGCCTGGCCTTCAGCTACCCAGCCGGGGACGGGAATGTCCATCGGCACGGGGATTGCCGTCTGCCGGTCGATGTCCAGCGGCACCTCGCGAGCGAGCTGCTGCACGGCGGACGTCTCGGTGGTCTTGAGGAAGATCGGGTCGGCGATCTGCGGAGGGAGCAGAATCGGCGCAACAGAACTGAGATTTGTGGCGGTGACCGCCATTGGAGTCTCCTAGATGATGCGAGGCGTCATGTGGTGGCACCTCGGATGAGTGCCGCGAACTGGTCGCGCGGCTGGAGGACTGGCGAACCTGCCGCGCCCTGCGCGGGGTTCGGAACCGGAATGCGTGGCTTGCCGCCTCCGAGGGCTGCGTACCGTTCACGAAGCGCCGTGATGGCGTCCTCGTCGATCTCGCCGTGGTCTGTAACGAACTTGGCGATGTTCAGGTCGTCGATGACCAACTCGGGGTCATCGACGACGCCAGTCAGTGCGGCCTTGACCGTCGTGCGAGCCGCCTTGTGCATAGCTTCAACTGCCCGCTGCTGCGCCTGCTCAGCCTGCTGCTGTGCCCGCTGTTCAGCCGTTTGCTGTTCCGTCTTGATCTGGTCGAACTGAGCGGCCTTCGGCTCGAGATCCTTGACGCGGGCGCGGAGCCCCTTCGCCTCGGTGCGCGCCTTTTCGACCTCACCCAGCACGAACTTCCTGGTGTCGTCGTCGAGTGCTGCGAGGCTGTCCGCCAGGGTCGGCTTCGCGGTAGGCGTCTCTGTGGGCTGTGGTGCTTGCGGCTGTTCGGGGGCAGCTTCGGTCATTCGGGGTGCCTCCAGGGCATCGTGACGCCCGCTCCGGGCGGGCCGTGGGATTACTGCGGCGGGGTTCGCCGCGCCCTCGCGTGGGGACGAGGGCGATCTAGGAAGCCGGCGGAGTGGGCTTCTTGCGGACGTGGGCAGGCACGACGATCTGACCCGGCCCGGCTTGAGGTGTCGGATCGCCCTCGGCCGTGAGGTCTTCGATGACGCTCTTGTCGGTTCGCGCTTCCTTGGCTTCGAGCGACTGTGCAAGCTCGGCGAGCTCGGATGCAGCAGCGTCGAGCGCCCGGTCTTGGACGAGCCTGGCGCGTTCGACTGCCGAGTAGCCGAGTCGCGCCAGGACGACATCCGACGTAGGCGGCACGGCGCCCATCTGGGTCTGCTTGAACAATGCGTCCGTTGTCGCCGCTGGCGTTGAGACCTCCACCGGCTGCCAGTCGGTTTCCATTCGCAGCATCGCGGACGGCAGGTCGGCGCCATTGTGTGCGATGCGCCAAGCCAGGCGCATTACCTGTTCCAGCGGATCGGAGGACTCTCCGTTGACCGCCTTGGCTCTGCGGTTCAGCGGATCCTGCGCCGACCGGATGGCGTCGGCGCTCGCCGGGTTCGCGGTCGCGTTGATGCCGAAGTAGGACGGTGGGTAGCCGGTGAAGGACGACAGGAGCTGCGCCTGCGACTCAATGATCTTCGTGAAGACCGACGGGTCGAAAGCCTGGAACTGACCGACTGACGGTATGTCGCCGCGTTCGTTGCGCTCGAAGGCGATGAAGTTGCTCATCACCATCTCGATGGCTTGTTTTGCCGAGCCATCGGGGTTGCGGAAGTCCTCTTCGGACAATCCCAGACCGTAACGATGCGGGACCGAGTAGAACTCCCGCGCGATCGCCATGCCTAGCAGGGTGCGGCAGGTCTCATCCGTGATGTTCCGAACCGCAGGCGTGATCTCGCTGCGGCCTTCACGGTCGGCGGTACGCGCCCGATTTGGGAACCGGACCACTGGCACGGCACCGAGGTTGTGCTCGTCACGATGATCCACCGTCCATGACGCTTGCTGCGTCCGGGACATGTAGACCGTGGCGTTCGGCAGGTATAGGACGCCGACGTAGGCGCCCTCGGCTTCATAGGCTTGGTAGGCAGCCGTCACTGACCGCGTTCGTGGATCCCACTGCACGGCACAGTTGAACGGCGACTCGGGCGTAATCACGGGAGGATCGCCCCGGCGGTCTGCGGAACCGACGATCATGTAGGCGCGGCCGAGAGTGAGCTTGTCCTGAACTGCCAGCGGGAACTCGGTATCGAGGTTGTTGGACTGCCAGAAGCCCCACATCTCGTCGTCCGTGTCGGTCTGACCTGGCAGACGGAACCCGTCGACCACTGCCCGCTGCACAAGCGGGTCGACGACAACGCGCGGCCAGTCGACGACGGTCCTGACGACAGCGAGCTGCGGGGGGATGCTCACGCCGAGGTCGGCGAGCCTCTGTGTCCCGTCGTAGTAAGCCTGAAGCGTCAGCATCTGACTCGACTGAAGCGACAACTTCGTCGAGAGTGCGGTAATCAGCTCCTGCTCGCCATCCCGGAGTCCGATGATCGGCGAGGCGGACGGCAGGTAGCCGCCAATGATCGGGCGGACGAACGACACGGGCATAGTCACGCGCCGGTCACCGTCCTTCAGTTGAGTGCGATGGCCCGGCCGGAGCCGACTGGGACGAAGGTGAACGCCGCGTAGTACGCCTGCGAGGCTGCGACAAGGGCTGAGATGTCGTCTCCGGCCCACCGCCATGACTCGCCGACCGTCTTGCGGGTCGCTCGAGACACGGCACCGTCTAGTTCGGGCTGCGGGGGCAGGTAGTGAACCGTTCCTGCCACCACGGCGTTGTAGAACGCACCGCAGGCGCGGATGTAGTCGCCCGAAGTGAGTGTTCGGACTCGCAGGCCGGCGTTATCGAGGTCTGAAGCGAGCGAACCGACCGGGTGTGACCGAACGATCGCCACTTCCGAGCCCTGTTCGCGCGCTATCCGCACAGTCTCGGCTGTGATCCAGTCACCCGCGCGGCCGTGGTGAAGGATTTCGACGTGAAACTGGCCGTCTGCGCGTCTTCCGGCCGCAACCAGCGTCACGGTCGCGTGGTCTGGAGTCATCGACAGAGCTAGGAACGGCCTCTCGGCGATACTCGACGCCGGGTCGGCGAGCTGTTGCCATGCGCCGCGGGGAAACGCGTTGGAGTCCGGTACGTCGTCCCAGATGCCCAGCGCTTCACGCCGGAACGACTCCGCGCCGAGGTGCTTTCTCATCCGAAGGATGGCCTCGGGTGGCGTATCGACCGGGTAGGAAACGTTCGCCTTGGCTACCTGCGCCCAGTCTGCATCTGTGAGCGGAGATGGCGGTTCTGTTGGCCGGAAGTCAGGATCGGCACCGAGCTCGATCCAAGCGCTGTCGACATCCTCACCGCTCAGCGCCTCCGACCGCATCCGCCGGAACGCCTCGCCCGCGTCGGTCGGTCGCGGCGGCGTGCCCATGTAGAAGACGAGCGCACCTGACGGATGCCGCGACTGGTTGGTCGCTGGCAGCATGTCGTCGAGCGTCTTGGCCGTCACCCGCTGCGCCTCATCGAGGATGAGGACATCCACCTCGTCGAAGCCGAGCCCGAAGCCGCGCTCACGGGCGCCGAACAAGATCCGCGAGCCGTTGCGGAAGATGATCGCTTCCTCGCCAGACGCCGTGGGCGTCTTGAGGATGTACGGCGCGATCTTCTTGCGTTTCGCGAACGCCAGCATCTTCCCGAAGGTCTCCTCGGCCGTTCGGAGCTGATGAGCCGTCCAGATGACCGTCAGGTTCGGAAATAGCAGGCAGAGTGCGAACACGATCGCGCCGACAAGGAACGTCTTGCCAACCTGCCGCGGAATCGACATTCCGACGCCGCCGACCGTCGCCGCGTATTTCCCGTCGGCGCGCTTGGCGAGGATGATGCGGCCGATCAGCGGCTGCCACCAGCGGAACGAGATGCCAAGGTCCGCGCACTTGCCGTGAACCGCCGGCCACCCAGTCGACACCGCCCCCGCAGGGACCACGACATGCCGGGCGACGTCAGACAGCCGACGCGTCGAAGGTTTCGTCGTTGGCGACGACATTCTCAGCCGCCTCCTGCTCAACCCTCGCGTCGATCGCCTCGATCTCGCGGTTGATCTCAGTCAGACGCCTGGTAAGCGCAGCCAAATCACGCGGTGGACAGTTAGGATCGTCGACCGTCCGCGCGATCCTCGTGCGCGTAGCCACCAGAAGGCCTCGCTGATCCCCAGCGTCGGCAGCCTCGGTGATCGTCAGCCGCTTCTTGCGAGCCGTCTCGCCAGGAGCCACGGCCCGCAGCGGCTTGCGCGCTGCCGCCATGTGTCCCCTCCCCTTTTGGGAAAAAACGTCGTGCGTAGAACAGCGTTTCAG